CATATATTCCAAAATCTGAAGATCTTGAAGATACTGGTTTTCCAAATGTATCTATTAATTCTTTGTCAGTAGAAATTAAATTTCTACTATGTGCAATTCCATTTAAAGAACTACCAACTACAGTACCAACCGATGTACCAGCAGGAGAAACCACATTAGATACATCATCTTCTGTTGTATTAACACCAGGAAAATTGTTTCTTTTTACCATATTATATACTCCTAATTATAAAAATCTATAAACCATATTCAATATCACTCACGTTTGTATATACTTTATATGTATTTATAATAGTTAGATGTATTTAATTACTCGAAATTGGATAATTTAGATATATTTATAGTTTGGGAAGGTTGGAGACTTTAATTTTTTATTTAATTCGGATTTTGAAATTCCTAATTCTTCATAAGCATTTTTTTTACATTCATAAATAACATCATTTATTTTTACTTTTATTGCTCTAGGATTTCCCCCACCAGTAAAAAGAATTGACTCTTTCGTTCTCTGTTCTTTTGATATAATTTTATTTTTTCTTTCTTTTGACCATTTTTGTCTTTGTTCTAATGTATGTGTCTTTCCACCAAATCCATTTAGTATGCCTTTTTTCCTCCATTGTGGATTTTTTGAACCTCTTTTACTTTTTGATATTTTTTCTCTAGCTTCTTTTTCTTTAGCTGGATTATTTTCTTGAAATAATATTTTAATTTTTTCAAACTCTCTTGATGATACTATCAAACCATTTCTTCCTCTTAACATTCTATTTAATGCATATATCAATTTTTTATTATATGGATATATCTTATGTAACAACCAATGCGATATATAATGCTCTCTAGCAGTCATATGAGCCAGATTAAAACTATTATTCGTTCCACCCATACATTTAGGTATAATATGATGTTTCTCCTTACATCCCTCTAAAACAGTCCTTTTTTGAGCCTTTGTTATTAATGAATTATATATTTTCTTGTAGTTCATGTTTACCTCTTTACAGGTTGAAGTGTATGTAAAGGTAAGTTCTTGGTAAAGCAAGAACAAAGTGATCAAACTCTGTCCCTCTACATATGTATTTATAACACGAACTGTTTTTCTAATTTATATTAATATATCTTCTGATCCATTCTCCGTATATCCCCAGCCTTCTTCATAGTCCTCAGTTTTAGATACACCAACTTCTTCATTTTGATAAAACATTATTGGAACATCGTCTTGTTTGTCTTCAATAGATAATTTAAATTTATCATCTATTTTTTTTACACCTAATGTTTTACCATCAAAAAATACAGTATTAATGAAATATAACGCCCATATTAATGACATAACATGATCATCATTTGATCCTCTTGGAGCCGAAAATATATTCAATCTAATTTCTTCATATCGACTTAATTCATATATGGTTTGCCTATCTATGATAGAGATCCATCCAGCATCAGTATATTTTTTTAATAATATATTACCAGCTAATTTTGATGTTTTAGTTGAACGAATCCCAATACCTTTTTTATCACAATTCAATATTTTATCGTACTCATATTGATACCAAATAGTATCCGCAACAGTCCCACCTACTTCATTATTTTCGATCATCAAATATGCACCATTATAAAATTCAGAAATAGATATTACTATTTCAGCAAAATCTACAGCATTGATCATATTATTTTTATATGTAGCTACCTGTTGTATATCATGTTCATGTACAATCTTCAATACCTGTATAACCGAATAATCTTTTCCTGTTCCTTTAGCACTATCAACACCCAAAATATAAAAACTATCTTTATTTGGTTGTTCATATATATTAAAGCAATCACCCAATTTTAAATCAATTGGTTCTTCAATAGTCATTCGTTCTAATACCGCAGGATCGACTAATGTACTTGATGAACCTAAAAATTTACACGCATACTCTTGTGCAAATCCTTGAGGACCAATATCTCTTATTATTCCTTCCTTCCATTTTTTATCTCTACCTGGAATTTCATCCCAATTAATTTTAACGGGCATAAAATTATTTCTTTTTTCTGGATTAGTTTCTATAGCTCCACGCCAAATATGATAGTAGTGATTCAGGCCATTTGGAGTTGAACATATAATAATTTTAGATTTCTTAGATGAAGATACTGTTGGATATACAGATCTCATAAAATCATCTGCTATGTTATCAGGTACAAACGCAAATTCATCTAAATATAATAGAGAAATTGATTCACCTTTCATTGCAGAAGACGATGTAGATCCCGCTATAAATCTAACACCATTTTCAAAACCTACTTGTCCCTTATTCCAACCACCATTGGTTTCCGATATACCTTGTTGTAACCATATAGGAAATTTTTCAATAGCAAGTTTAATTCTTCTTAATATTTCATTAGCAGTTTTTTCTTTATTAGCTAAAATCGCAATATATTTATCTTCATTAAACAATGCATAATGTGTAAGATATATAAGAGATATTGTCGTTTTTCCTACTTGGCGACTTGATAACATAACAATATGTCGTTTATTATCTACAGGGGAAACAAATGCTTTTAACATTCTCCGTTGATATTCTCTTAATTTTATCTTATGTTTACCTTTATCGATATCTACAATATGGAAATATAATATATCTTCTTTACAGTGAATGTATTCAGCCATTCGCTGTTTAGTCATAGTCACTTTTTGATTAGGACCACGTAACGCTTCAATTCCATTATATGCCATATATTACTTCAAATAATCTTTAAATCTATATTCAAACCCCTCTTTTTTAGCTTTCTTTTGTTTTTTAGCTTCTTTCTTTTTCTTTTTTTCTAAGTCTTTAGCTTCTTTCTTTTTTAATAAATCATCTTTAATTTTATCAAGTACACTTGCAGTTGCATCTTTAACATTAGCACCACCCGCTACCCCTGTTTCTATAGCATTTGCAGCTTGTGAATCAACTTTAGACAATGTATCTTTACCTAAACCACCAAACTTACCTAACAAAGCCCCAATTTGTTTTTTGATTTCTTTACCAGATTCTTTTGTGATTTTTTTCTTAGGTTCGTCTTTTTCACCATTTGATGTATCTGATTTAGGTTTTTCTGATTTAGGTTTTTCTTTTGTACCACTAGATGTATCTTTTGTACCACTTGATGTACCCTTTTCATCTCCTTTTGAACCATGTGTTAAATTAGCCAATGAACTTTTTTGTTCGTCTGATAAAAAACCATTATCTTTTAAATGTTTCTTTAATCCATCTAAATATGTTTTAGTTTGTTTATTAGTTGCTTTGGCTTTTAATGTATCTATATATTTGGATGTATCTTTTTCCCAATCCTCTTGAACAGTAAACCTTCCTGCTTTTTTGTCCATTACATTAAACCAAAATTCTGCATTAGGCATGTATATATCTCCTATTTGTCCAAACGACTTTGAGCAATATCAGATATGAATTTAATATCCGCACCAACTATTTTTTTTAATTGTTTTGGATTTAACATCCCTATCAAATTTGTCATACCTATAACAGATTTTTTAGAGGGATCGAATTTGGCAACTGTACTCATTGTTTTTTTCAATATTGCTATCTGTTTTGGATCGAACGACCCTATAACAGTTTTAACTTGTTCTATTAATAAATATTCTGTAAATTTCATAATTATCTCCTATGCTCCTACTGCACCTGTAGCTATTGCTGCCGATGTTGCTGATGTGTTTGTTGGCATTGCAAATCTATCGATTATTAAAGTTCCGCCAGAATCTTTAAAAGTAACATATCCTGTAGATCCATTTACATCTACATCAACTATTGTTACCGCTTCTCCTTTATATGTTGCACTAATTTCCATTATATCTCCTATATATTAGTATTTATAAGACCAGCCCTTTCTAAATAGGCAATAGTCTTTTTATCTAAAAATTCTTTCTTTAATAACAACTTCTTTGTCCTATCCTTCATCATTGGTTGTTTCTTCTGTACAGCTTGCACAGGTTGAATTGGATGTATAGGTTTTTTTGAACCATATAATTGTATTCCCGCATTATACATATCAGTTTCCTTTATCTATATATTGATTTAACTTGTCTTTTAAATCCCCACTCTTTAGGGATTACCATTTTATTTATTTTTCTAAATTCGGTTTCGTCTTTACCGCTTGTAAATGGATTAATATATATGTAATCCAATGTTACTGTTGGGTATTTTTTAATTATCTTATCTATTTCTTTTTTAACAATATTAACTAATGTTTTTATTTGATTTGTATTAGCTTTTACTATATGTATATTATCTTTAAATTCAAGAATATTTTGTATTGGTTTATACATATCTTTTAACTTAGACATAGCCACTTCGCCATTAACTATGTTTATATTTTGTTTTTGTGCTTCTAATGCTTTATTCCATGCTCCTTTTTTAGTAAGACCTTTATATTTATTAGACCACATCAATGTATTTGATGTACATTCACTACCATAATACACAACATCACCACTAGCAAGTCTTAACCCAATAGTTTTTCGTAATCCCTCTTTACCACATAATTCACATTTCTCTTTTTCGGTTGATATACCTACAAAAGTAACCTTATCAGGGTTTTTAATTATACATTGTTTTGCTTCTAATAATTGTACAAATTTCATTATTTTATTATCCTTTTAAACAAATCCATTTTTTCTTTATGTTCTTTATATTTTTTAGGCCAATGTGTTAATGCAAACAATTCAGCAAATTTTTCTTCACCTGTAAAACTATCTTTTCTTGAATAATCAGTTGTTGTATATAAAAGATCATCAATTTTCCAATTTTGAGGATTATAGTTTAAGTATCTATGTCCTAATTCGTGTAATACAACATATACTAAACTTCCATATCCATCCGTTGTACCACCCATTCTTTTTGCATTTATATATAGAGTATCTTCATCCGTTTTATAAGATGCTTTTGATCTTATTTCATTTCTTGATACAAATTTTATTTTTAAATTTTTTAATGGTTTTTTATGATAACCTTTTAATGTTACTAAGAATTTTTCTAATACATCTATATTCTTTAAAAAATTATCATATGCACTCGCATCGAATTTAATGTATGTCGCATATTTCTTTTGTACAGTAAGCGGTTGTTTTTTATCAGCATATATGTTTTCATATTCTTTTACATCTAATCTAAGATATCCAGAAGCATTTAATATTATTGTAGTATAAAATGTTTTTTCTTGTTGATTTATTGTATGTGTATACTCAGATATTTTGGTTATTAAATTTAACATACCGCTATGTTCTACTTTAGATATTACAGTAGGTTTTCTTTTAGGTATTTGTAATGTATCAATCCATTTAATAAGATCATCAACATTCTTAAATTGTTGTTTTACAGTTGTTTCATTTAACAAATCTCTAAATCTCATTAATTTCCCTCAATCATATCTTTAAATTTTTTTCTTTTCTTTTTAATAACTTCATTATAACAGTATTCTTTTAACCGCTCTTTTATGTATTCGGCTCTTTTCTTCTTTATGTTTATCTTAGTAAGTTTGGAAAATAATTCCCTTGTTACTTGACTATTCCTATGTCCAACTACTGTCATTAATGACCCATAATCTTTTTCTTGTATAATAGTTTTCAATTTTAAAAACCATTCCTTTTGTTGTGTACATATTTCAACACGATCCATTTTACCATAATGTCCTCTTTTATAAAACTTATCAAAAGTTTTTTCGAAGATAATATCATCTTTTTGTTCTTTATAATATTCACTAAAACCCATGTATGTTATTCCAAATGCTTTTCTGTTTGTATATCAAACTTTGCATCAATGCTTTTCAATGAATTCTTTTTCTTTGCCCCATTAACCATTTTTAATAAATCGCTAGATGATAAATTCATGTTATTATTAACAGTCATATTTTTTGGTGTATCACCTTTTTCCATTTTCATTAATTTAAACTTCGCATCAAGTTTTATTTTATTCATACTTAATAAATCTCTCAATACATTGGCTTTTGCATTTGCCAATTGACCCATAACCTCTGGTATCCTTGGAGATGCGCCTATACGATGATCTTGTTGAAGTTTAGTCATAGTAACTTCTATGTTATCAATAAGACTTTTTGATTCATCACGTATATATTCTTCATCTACCAATCCAGTGTCATCATCATTAGTTTTCACCAAATCTTTACACTTATCGGCTTGATTCTTTACCTCTACCAATTCTTTCATTTCTTCACCATCAAATGATGTATCAAGAGAATTTGATATGTTCTCATATACATCATTAGTTTCAACTTTTTTTGTCATATTTCTCCTATTCTGTATTTTTCATTTTTCATGTTACTGCAATCACCACATTTTTACCTTTAATAGTGGTTTTAAATTGTTCAAAATTATTAGTTTTTAAAAAATCTTTTATTTTTTTCTCATTAGTCTTAACAACCATTACCTTTCCTAATCCTAATACAACAACATCAAATTTTAAACTTCTTAATTTTTTAATTAATTGATTTTGTTTT